TTGTCCGTCAAATTGTACCGAAAAGTTAGTATCTATGTCAAGTACTCTTGCATAGCCCTTGCTCCTCATGTCGTGAGTAAGCATGCTTTCGTACTGGTATTTTAATCTAGGTATACCAGAGTCGTCAGCAAACTCAACCCTTACTTGAAATCTTTTTATCTGTTTGTGGTTCATCTTTTTGGAATGGATTCTCATAAATTTCTTTGACGATACCACGGTTGATATCCCAGTCTAGATAGAAATTAAAATCGTGACCGTGTCTATTCTTTCGAGAGACGATCTCAATCATATTAGTTTGTGGGTATCTGTGAACGGCCAGCGCCATGTCAGCATCATACTCAATTGCTTTAGACCAAGCAACTTGGCTCATCATTGGCGGATTATCTTGATCAGAGATATCATCTGCTGTTGCAGCAGTAATGTCAATAATTGGGATATTGTTTGATACTGCAAGCATTTTAAACTCACGAGAAACATTTCTATTTCTTTCTACTTCAGAGTGTGAACGCTTGTTATCATTAAATAGCTGATGATAATCTAGAATAACTAAGTCTGGCTTATGCTGATCTATCTTACCTTGAATAGTTGCAGGAGTAACTTCTGATGCACCCTCATTCGAAATGAGGACAAAACTATTCTTTCCCTCAAACCTTTTGTTTCCCCAGTTGCGGAAGTCATCAATATTAATATCGCCCTTTGACAAATCACTTGCACGAAATATACCAGAGCCAAGCATTGTAAATATACGGTCACGCATATTCTCTGGAGACATTTCAAGAGAAACAATCATTGGCTTAAATCCTTGTTCCCATGCCTTGCATGCAAGGTAAGCGGTAAACCATGTCTTTCCTTTTCCTGGCCAACCAATTGCAACAATTAAATGTCCTGGTGCCATTCCTGTTGGATATGCTTTATCAATTGCTTCAAATCCAGTTAGAATACCAGGGGCTCCGCCCATTATAGATGAACGATCTTTGACTGCTTGATAATGTCGTGCAGCATTTTCAACATCAACAATATCTAAATCTCTTACGTTATTAGTATACCTGCTTAGATTAGCAAGGTCGCTTTGCATTTGTGCAAGAACTCTAGATGCTGCATCTTCTTTAAGCGCAGATCCTCCACGAATAATAATTGTCTTAAGTTTGTTTGAGATAAACTCATTCTTTAATATGTCTAAATAGTAACCAGTCTCTGCCTTAGCCTCTACTGGCTCAAAGTCTTTATGGCGCTCCATAAGAACTCCTGCTTCAGGAACTGCTTTAAACTTATAATAGTATGACTTTAGGCTTTCCCAAATATCTCTATGTGATGTAAAAAGCTCATCTACATTGTCTGCCAGTAGTGTGCTGATATCTTTGTTCTTGCACACAGCAGATATTAGTGTTGCTTCTGTATTCACTCTTCGCCCTCCACCATCTTCTTAGTCTCATTCAATAGAATGCTACGGTTAAACTTGTCTTTCTTAATTTCTTTATTTAAGGCATCAATTCTATCAAAGTTATTATAAAAGAAATTTAATGGGTGCCCTGTCTTATTAGTAGAGAAATAGTATATTAATAGTTCCTGAGCACGTTGAAAACCAACGCTCTCTATAACATCATTCATGGCCCACTTCTCTCTAAACTTGTTTACAGTAAGTGATTTGTTATATCTTTCCTTATACAAGGATAGGTACAATCCAATTAAGACGTAGGGCTCTTTCTCATTTGCCACGTTTTAATTCTTCTTCCACCTCACGAGTCTTTTCAATAAGCTTGTCTTCAACAAACTTATAGACTCTCTCAGTAGCAGCATCTACATTTTCTCCGTCTCGAAGATCATCTTCAATGCCTACACCAATTTTAATGCTCTCGTAGTTACCTAGATTGCGTGTGAACGACAGGTCCACCTTAACTCTCGTTGTCACTTATGCTCCTTATTTGTATGGTTAGATAATGTCATATGGGCAAAATCTGATCTAACTTCTAATTCCTTTTTACAAATTGGGCAAATCACAATACGACTACTCGCCATCGTCATCACCTTTAACGCTTTTAATTACTACTGGACCGTTTAACGAGTTCCAGTAAGCAACTTCCTCTTCTCTCTTGCGCTTCTTTGCTGCTCCCGTTTCAAGGGTGTACTGTGCATTGAATGTCATTACTCCGCCTTCCAGACTGGGATAAAGCCGCTGTCTGTCTTAGTATACAATATAATGTTGTGTTTGAGAAGCCCTAAGAGCTCTGTTCTTGAAGGAACATTTCCCGAATGACCTGAATCTAATATAAACTCATGTATCTCTAATATATCCTTCTCACAAAACATATACTTAGACCAGTTCTTATTATCTGGATCTCCTATAGGATATATCTTTTGGGGAGCCTTTATCTTGCCCTCCAAAATATAATCATGTAAAGTAACAGTATGTTTATTTAATAATGCTGAAACATCCCTCATTGCATAAGCTTTACCCATATATTTTTCAACTTGAGAGTAAGAATACATCACTCTCTTTTTATCTGGGTAGCACCAAGCGACTATCTCATCCTTTGATCGAGATGATTTAATTACCTTGTGTATCTTATCGTTTAAGAAAAAATACCGTAGTTTTTTAAGGTTGCTGTTTCTTTTTTTTCTAGCCATCTTCCGAAAGCACTCGTCTCTTTATTGCACATCCAGCGTTTGCCGCACATGATACAAAATAACTCTACATGTAATTTTTGAGAAAAAACTCTGTCAACAAAGACTCTGCCTCTACATTTTCCACACCACATTATAAGGTAAATACCTTTCCATCAACTACACAAGAGTAATCTGGTGCAATATGAATCATCTGAATATGTGGATAATCATTTACAATATGGGCAACGGCAAATCCCTTTTGCCAATCATGGTGCTGGCTATACTTCATTCCATCACTCTTCTCATCACACATATGTCCAATTTCATAGCCGCGAAGGGTTTCTCCTTCTCCGCCGTTTCTAAGTTCATATGTTACCATATGTGAAGCAATTCTGTGTGAGTGTCCACGAATAAGGGAAACCTGTAGGTCTTCCATATCTTTTCTTACTGCGCCTGTAGCAGAAATAGAAAGTCCGTGGTGTACGTGAATATCTCCAAAGCGACGCTTTGGCAATTCATTATAATAGATGTATTCATACCCCAATGAGTCTAGACTCCAGAGCGACTCTGGTGTAACTTCGGTAATATAATCAGGAAGCTTTGCATCTACATAATTAAATACTCTTATATCATGGTTTCCTAATGCTGAAAAAAGTTGTGCGTCTGGAAGCATCTCTCTTGTCTTTGCATAAAAATCTCTTGCGCCCTTTGCTTCATGTCGCATCATTGGAACAATAAGATCTTTGCTATCATTTTTATGATAGTTTAAAAACTCAGCTGAGCGTCCCTCAGTATACTTGCTATAACAGGCTTGATCATCTGTATCCCCAAGGTAGTCAACGACATCTGGCTTAAACCATTTCATTACTTTAAACCAAAGGGCTATCATCTTATCATCTTGATACGGAAACTGCTGATCGGATGAAAGCATCCATTTTAAATCGTTGCTCATTTTCTACCTTAATATGTAAAAAAGTCACGGGTACGTGACTTTGATGTTACAGTAATTGTAACATATTGGTGGGGCTTGTCAAGGGGCTAAACTATGTCCCTCATGCAGATAGCTATTACATCTACGGATACATTTCTTGTTCCAGATCCAGTCATGCTGCAATAAATCTTTGGTGCTCCTGTTTTAATATCGCCTATAGCAACATTAACATTATCGTTATCTCCTATTGCATTTGTTATTCCTGTTGTAACAAAAACTTTATTTGCAGTTAATTCAGCATCAGTAAATTTACCATTAAAATTAAAAGTATGTGTTTGTGCTGAAGCGGCAGCTTTAACATTCTGAAAACTGTATCTATAGGTAAATATTACTGGTGTTTGAAGAGTTGTTACGCCAGACATTGTTTGATTAGACAAAGAAATTGAAGCTGACTGATAAACGTTATTAATGTTTCTAACCAAATTATTAAGCTTGGTAGGATCTAACGGTTCTCCGTCATTAAAAACAACTGGTATAAATTCATTTGTTGCCATTTATTTCTCCTATTTAAATTTCAGAAACTTCTGCAAATGTTTCCATTTGTTCTGAATATTCTTTGACAGCATTAAGCTTGTCTTCTTTTTCAATCATATTTTGTGTTAGCTCTGCACGTAAAATAGCAATTTGCGTCTCATAGTTTGAGACAATCTCACCAATGCGTTGTTGCAATGCAGTTATAACTAATTCAGCTTTATCTGCCAATTTATGCTCCTTCTGTTAGGGTTTCTTTTTCTGCAATTAGAACGTTTCTTTTTGCAGTTGCTGCCGCTTTTCTAGTTGTAATGCTAGATATTAAATCTGTATCTGGACTCAATACAGCATTTGCTTCTGCTAAATCAAGCTCAAATCCATATAGGGAATAATCAATTGATTTAAGGTGTAAATCAATAATTGCAATCTTCTCTTCGTTTGTTAAAGTAGTTGTCATTTTTGCCTCCTTTCATATTATATCATTTAGCCTTGATTAGTCAAGGCTTCCTTTTCTGCTTCTAGCGCCTGCTTCGCAGACGTTAAATCTTGTAAATATTGAACTAAGTTTACTTCAGTTTTATTACTTGGCGTATTATACATCCCTGGATTGTCTATAACGTGATTAACATGATCTATGTGAAATTGAATATTTGATATTCTTTCTGTTATTATCTCTATTTTATTTATCATCTGAAAGCACTAAATCCTGATAAACCACCTGTAAGACCTGCTGTGTTTACAGCACTAACTTGACAGGCATAGTATAGCGAAGCATTAGGCGAGGTATAATTAAAACTTGTTCCATAAACTGTATACGAGTTTATTTGATAATATCCGCTTCCAGAGCTATTGGTTGCCTCATACACATAAAGGTTATAGTATGAAATTGATGCCGCCCCACCACCACTAACTGTGCCAGCGCTTGGAGCACTCCAGCTAAATGGATATGCTGTTCCGCTAGTCCATCCGTTTGTGGGAGTTCCAACTGTTCCTGGTGCTGTGGCTGGAGTTAATACGGGAGCGGCTCTATATCCAACTACCCCACCAGACCACGATGATGCACCAGATGCATTCCTAGCTCTGACGTAATATGTTCTATAAGAGCCCTGACTAAGCCCACTATCAAAATAATAAGTAGAGCTTCCTGGATAAAAATCTGGAGTATAGTAATCTTGTGGAGTTCCTCCCCAGTAAATTTCATAAGATGTTGCACCAGAAACTGCGTTCCAACTAATAAATACATCGGTAGTTCTATTTGAAGATGCAGATAACCCAGTTGGTGTTGATGGGACTGCCAAAGCAACTGCCCTAGTTCCAGTTGCAACGCTACTCCAATCAGATTTTGTTCCTGTCGGATCTCCAGATTTATAAGCTTGTACATAATAATCTCTAGATGAGCCTGAAGAAATACTTGTATCTAAATATGATGTTCCAGTTATTAGTGATGTATTTCTATTTCCTCCGAAGTCTGCTAAATAATCGTATCCTGGCGCACCACCATACCAAATTCCATAGTAAGATGCACCAGATACGGCATTCCATGTAATGTTCACTCCATCTGTTCTTGTTGTAGTAGCAGATACTCCAGAAGGAGTAGAAAGTTTTACAACTTGTGCATTTGTTGTAACAGATGCGGCAGGACTCCATGTGCTAAATGTTCCAGAGCTGCCCTTTCCTCTAACATACCAATAATAAGTATTTGAAGCTGAAAATATTACAGGAGTTGTATATGTATTTGTGGTTATTCCTTTATAGTCTGCATAGGCTGCGTAATCTGTTGGAGGAATTGCATTCCCATTAAAAAATAATTCATAAGTATTTGCATCCGATGTTGCATTCCAATTTAAAGTAATTGATTGAGTGGCCGTAGATCCATTTGCATACCCAGAAAGACCTGTCGGTGTTGTTATAGCATTAGCTACTGTTACGGTTGTAGAATTAGTTGTATACGATGGAGTAGTTTCTACATATGGATAGTATGTTCCAACAGAATTATACGTGTGTGATTGACTATAATTTTGATTTGCAGTACCTGCGGACAATGTAATCCATCCTGAATTTGATCCGTCTCCGTAAACTAATCTATACGATTCAGGGTATGAGCTTAATGATGTTGGATATGAATTAAATGTACCTGTAAATGTAACTGAGCCACCTGTAGCAATAGATGATGAGCTTGCAGAAATTGATGGGTTTGTTGTTGGATCAATATCCCAATAATCATTAGCTTGAGACGTAGACACACCGCTTGGATAAACCCAATAGTATCTGGTACCAGAAGAATTGACAACGCTTATTTCATATTGGAATGACCATCTTGATATTCCTCCACCATATGTTGATCCATTAAAAGTTGAATTAATTGTAAAAGCATCATATAGGGTAGCCGTTGAACCATTTATAGAAATACTACTTATGTCTCCCGTTCCATTATAATTTTTTGTATAGGTTTGCCAAGCGCTTCCAGCAGCTAAAGATGTGGTTGGGTCATTTGGATTATAGTATAATCCATTTTGATTATTTAATACACGATATCTAACTCTAAATGTTGTACTTGGTGTTACTCCACCAACAGTCCAATTTAAGTAGGTTGCTGTACTAGTAACTAAATTTCCTTTAGCATTTTTACCAGAACGACCATTACTATCTGTAAAGTTTACATTTGATATTGTAATTGGAGCACTAATTATATTTGATGGGGTTGACATATATGTTTGATACCCATAGTGTCTATTATACGAATTATATGGTACTACTTGAAATACTATGTAGTACCCTGCATCTGCCGCTTGAATTGTATATGTATCAGAACCTTGAAGGCTTGTTGAATTATTTGTACTGTAATGATCTCCTAAATATTCTTCTCTGACCAAAGTTCCACTAGGATCATTGCTAGTACTTCTCCACCATCTTATATAAGAGTTATATAGTTCTGGCTTGTTATACCAACGGTTTTCTAAGCTATATGTTCCAGTTAATGTACTTCCAACTGTTGTTGTTCCTGTTAAATTTTCACTATTAAATGAAGATTCCCGTTTAATTAATTTTATTGGACCTGCTGATGCTGTTACCAGATCACCATAATTTTGAACAGATATCCTATAATAAAGATACGTCTCATCTGCCCAATCTTGATTGGAGGGGGATGTTGATAAATCAAAAACGTCGTTATTATCAATTGTAAATCTATTTGATCCGTCTGGGGCTAGTGCGGCCTGAAAACTTCTTGATATTGAAGTTTCATTTCTTGGAGTCCATATTCCATCTTTACCATATAAAACCTCATTTACATATCTTGGTGACGAAACGCTTGTGCCATTATTTGGACCGTATGGATAAGGTGATGAATATACGTGAATTGCTGGTCCAGTTGTAAAGGTGACACCAGTAGAAGTTTTTGTAAAAACTTTTCTCCATCCAGTAGAAGTTTTTCTATAAAAACCTGAAGACCTACGCCATTCTTTAGATACATCTGTAAAGTTTGTTGCAGATGTTCCAGAATAAGAAGATGGGGTAGTTTTTCTATAAATATTTTTAATTTTTGTCCAACTTGCTACAGATCCATAGCCTGGGATATATGTAGATCCTTTAAATATATACCACGCCATTTAGTCTACCGTCATCCATATATCTCCCGCAACAAAACTAACTGTTTGATATGAGTTTGTTGCACGGTTATATACCGCTCTAGATGTATTACCGCTGCCTGGAATTGTTGTAGAACCATAATAAAATGCTCTACCTCTTGTTAATTCTCCATTTGTATTTACTGAAACAGAGCTTGAATTACCGTAGTCATTATCATCATCAACAACTCTAGTATCTGGGGTAAACTTAAGATTTGCACCAACAAGAATTTCTGAACCAGAGTATGATAAAATTCCATTTCCTAAACGAAATGATCCGTCGGATTTTAAATAATCTGATCCTGCTGTAAATTCAAATGCTGATGCTATTAATTTTACTCCAGTTATTAAACCGCCAGAAATTGTTCCTGTACTTGAATTTAATAAAAGCGGTGATGTTCCAACTGGATATCCATATGATTCTAAAGTTGTTCCATTAATATTCCAGCCCGTCGTTTGGTTTCCAATTTTTCCAGACGTTACTGATATTTGTCCGCTAATTATTGCGCCTGTTGCACGTAGTACTCCAGTATTTGTTACTGAAAATGGGGTATTTGTATCTGGGGTTCCCGCTCCTGCCCAAAACGCATATCCTCCAGCTGTAGCATCAATTTGTAATCCTACAGCAGATGCTCCTCCTCCACCACTTAGTTTTGAAGTTCCAATATCCCATCCGCCAATTTTTCCATACTGACTAAATAAATATCCATCTGAGGCTCTTACATAAAAGTTTGTTGTTCCCCCGCTTGATGCTGTAATTGCAGCTGTTGTTGTTCCATTAATTAAAGCATTTGTACCAATTAAAATTGTTCCAGATCCAGCGGATACTCTCAATACTCCGCCAGTATCTGTGGCACTTCCAACGTCCACTGTTCCTTTAAATACACCCGCCTGAGCATTAATTGTTCCCGTTACGTTTGCAGATGTTGCCGTAAGTACTCCGTTTGAAGTTACATCAAAATTTGCTCCGACAGATAGGGTTCCGCCATATACAGAAATATTTCTTGCTATAACTGCACCTGCTGGAGTTACAGAAAATTTAGCAGAGGCATCTCCACCCGCTGTAGTTGAGCCAGCCCAGAAGGCGTACGTACCACTTGGAGATAACCCAGTATATTGCGTTGTTCCTGCATGTAATGTATTTTCAATCTTACCCGAATAAACCATCCAGTCTGCAATTTTTGCATTTGTTGTTATTAAAGTAGGGCTTCCGTCTGTAGCGTTAGCTATAATTTGAGTTGAAGGTGATCCTCCAGTGTTGTATACATACAAACCCGTTTTATTTAATATTGCTCTTCCACCGCTTGTTGCAGAATCTCCCGCAAGAATAGATCCTGTTGTGCTTATCTTAACTTCATTGGCAATTAAAGAAAGCATTCCTGCTTCTAGTGGGGTAACTGCTTGTGCTGCTGATGATAATGAAGAGCTTCCGTCTATAGCAAAATATTTTATCTTAATAAAAACTTCAGAGTATGTTGAATTAATTACTACTCCTGGACTTGATCCAGAATAAACTAAATTTGTAGAATCGTTTGGAGTAAATCCTGATGTTGCTCCTTCATATACTTTAGCATAAGAGGCTCCAGATGGTAAGGAATATACAACAGTGTATCCATTTGATATTTGAGTAACAGTAAACGTTGGAACGATTGCTGCTAGGGCATTTACTTTTGATGCAACAGTAAATGCAACTCCTGATGTTTTATTTTCTCCACTATCAATAGATTTTATTAGGCCAGTATAGGATGTGTATCTTTGTCCAAACTGAGCAAATAGCTCTGAATCTGTTATCTTTACAGATCCTGCCCCAGTTTGAGATGAAGGCCATTTAAAAAATGTTCGAGATACTCCGCTATTTGTTAAAACAATTTCAAATCTTGCACCCGAGTCTGTGTCTGGCATAGTATAAGATACAACAATATCGTCGCCAGACCATGCTGCAGAAACTCCAGTTGCGTCATTTGGTGGAGTTGTATCAAATACAATTGGAACGTAGGCTGCTCCAACTTTATAATTTGAGTAGGCTGAATATCCTCCAGTTATTAGGCGGTGTCTAATTTTAATATATACTGTATTTAATTCTTTAATTATAACTGGAGCATTTGTTGCGCTTCCGACTGGAAGATATGTTCCATTTGCTGTTGAAGACTTGTAAACAACGGTTTCCCAATATGTTCCTGTTGTTGGTATAGCATCCCAGCTAACAGAAAATCCTAAATCTACTGCAGTAATTGCCCAACTAGAATCTAAAATTGCCGCCCCAGCCAGTGGGTCTGAGTAAGCTGGAATTGTAAATGCTGATCCGCTGGTTGATGTATCTATATATGTGGTCTTTAAAAGTCCCGTAAGCGTTGTAACAAATACTCCAGAAAAACTATCTCTAAGATTTTGTGCTGTAATAATTGCTTTCTGTGCTGTTTTGCTTTTATCTAGCGTATAACCAAATGGAACTGTGGTTGATCCAGATGTCAAATATATAACAAACCCATTTGCAAGACTTGGCGCATCCCAAGTAATTTCTAAATTTATTCCATTCCATACTGCAACTATGTTTGTTGATTCTGGACGAGCAATTTCAGGGGTATTTAATATTTTAGCCACTGACCATTGACCTACGGTTTTATCTGCAAACTGCCATCTGAATTGAATTGGATATGCTGTAGATGGATCTAAGTCTGGGATGACAATATCAAACGTATCGCTGCCTGCAGCGCCTACGCTATAATCATCTAGATCTTCATAAGCCATATTAGAATCCTAGATCCAATCTATATTCTACGTCTACTTGCCTTCCAGCTAATTTTACTAATGGTGTTGTTAATACTGAACGACTAATTAAACCAAAATTTGGGTCAAAAGTATCTTCGTCATTAATTCTTAAACCATCTAGCCCAACTGAGGTTGATTGGCCAGATACTGGTGTTATGGTTACTGCAATTTGATTAATATTAGATGGATCAACGTTTAATGTGCTAGCATTTGAAAATAAATTATTTAATGTTATATCAGAAGATATTTTATATCCAGTCCCAGAGGCTGGAGTTACGGTTACTGAATAGTAGTCTACAGATGAGCTATAAAATTTAATAATAATGTTTTGTAGATTAGCATCATTTTTTACATACGCTAGCTTTAAAGTATCATTTACGCTATAGCCCGAAAGGTCTATTGCCTGTACATTTGTTTTATACTCTTTTGCAGATGTTCCGTTAGATGACATGTTTAAAAGGTACTGACCAACCCTAGCACTTGTTGTTGTTATTGATGGTGCATTTGTCCAGTCTAATTGATTATCAAAATCTGCTATAAATTTGCTATCATAAGAGCTTAAAGATTCTTTATATTCTGGATATAGCCCAACTTCTGTAATGTATCCTGCAACATCTTGTGGGATTGTTGCTTTATAAACTATAGAATATGTTGTTGCATCATTTAATGTTTGTATGTCGGTGCTTCCAAACAAGACTGGAGTTCTATAGAATTCAAATCCTAACCTTGTGTTTGTATCTAATGCGGCAGTGCTATCAATACCAAACGCCATTGACTTTGATGAAAAAGAATCTCTTCCCGCTAAAAAGCTTGTTAAAAATCTTTTACCATATTTGGTAATGACATTTTCGGATCTGTATACTTCTTGTCCGTTTTCGTAATATATATATGTTCCCTTTAACATGATTCCCCTTAGAGTGGTGTAGAATATCCTGAATAATATGTTTTGCCGTCCGTTGCAACAATAACAACTCTTACCCTTAGCCATCTTTCAGAAGCAGTTGCAGCAGTGTCTCCTTGTGCAGAACTAACCCTGTAATCTTTATTTACTCCGCTATTTCCTATTGCTAGTGTAGCATCAGATACATATGACTTAATCCCAGAACTTATTTTTGTGCTTGTTACACTAGATGCGGATCTAATTTCCCATTCATAGCTAACTGATTGATATGATCCAAGACCAGTTACATTGTCCCAGCCCCATGCTACTGCGGTTCCCGTTCTATCAAATTTAACAGATGGGACATTGGGAGAAGGCATTTTAAATCCTATGGGAGTTGCTGTTGCAGTTGATACTGCTTGCCCCCTAGGTTCATTTCTTGCATCTACTCCAATTACATTTGCTTTATTTTTGCTAGAGTTTCTAATTTTAATAATTGCTTTAATTCTTATTGAATTAAAAGTGTCATAGTATTGCTGATAAGTAATATTTTCAATGTCTGTTAATTGTGGGATATCATTTATTACTACTGGAAGATTTGGATCTGCTGGAGTGGATCCGCCTGATCCTCCCGAACCTACTCCTATAGAAAATGGAGAAACTAAATTAGAAGAATTCCCTTCATCAATATCTATTCCAACTGTTCGTCTTACAAAGACACGATCTGGAGAATTTTTTGGCAAAACAATGGGAGGACCAGTAACAACTGATTTTCCGTCAACTCTATTATTGTCTTGTGTCATTTTATTATTATATCATTTAGTCGACTATAAGGATCGACATGTGATCTCCGTATCTAGACCTTCGCTAAACGTATGTCTAACATTTGTAACTATAAATTTTTGTGTGCCGTCTAACCCCTGATATGAATACTTGACAGAGACTATGTCGCCAACTGCAATAAATGGGTTTCCAAAAACTGATAAATTAATTAGCTTACCTTTATTTACAATATTATTTTTAATCCATGTGCCTAAAGCCTCTACATCTGAAAGGTTCTGTAGCCACGAGGACTCAAATACTACTGGCTCCTGATTTATATAATCAGACAATATGTCGGAATTATACTCTAGGGTTCCAGATGGGGCAATAGTGTCTCCATACAAATAAAAAGTTGCAGCCTTTTCATCATTTAGTGGGGTAAGCGCTGAGCTGTTATTAAGGACATAGGCCTCTCCTCCAAAATTGCTAAGCTTTGAGCCAAGGAGTTTTACCGATGTATTCAGGCCTGTTGAAAATTTAATAGGGTATGCTGGTGCGCTATTATATCTTAAAGATACCTTTCTAATTTCTCTAACCGATGTACCAAACTCATCAAGGCCCACTGGTTTTAATTGATTATCTTCTTCTATTGAGTTATTATATATAATATCTCCAAACCCAGTATTTAAATAGTCGTTGGAAAAGGATCCTCTGTACATGTTGCTTACAAATTCAGAGTCGTTATATGATTTTTCTAAAATGTCCGTTCCGTAGACATAATCAAATATAGCCTCTCCATATTTACAAACTATGGCAATTGTTTTTGTTGGTTTTAATATTTGGTTGACAGAGCTTTTTCCATTTTCATCCTCATACACTCCAGAGCTGTCTGTTGCTGTAATTAAAAATCCGTTTATATATACATTTATCTTTACGGTTGATAGATTTACTTTAACCTTAACATCAATATCATAAGATCTTCCGCCGTATACCCCATTAAGACTTGTTACTGTATTTTTTTGAGTGTCATTTAATACACGTATATCTCCGCCTTTTACTTTACATATCCTGACTTCTTTTTTATTAACGGCACCTGCTGTTTCTGTGCTGTCAATTAAGATATAATATCCGTCATTTCCCTGACCGTCTACAAAGAATCCAAACCCTGCAGACTGTTTTGTTCTATCAATAATAGACTCTAAGAACATCTTTGTACCAAATGCGTAATGGCTTGTTGAGTATGAATTTATTGCTTCTTGAATATAAGAAGGTAGTCCAGCATATGAGAAAGTAGTTGTTGGTAATGTTATTGCAGTAAATGTTCTATACGCAACAGAATATTCTTTTGGACTAGTTGAGCTGTTAGACATTCTTAAAAATGATTTTGCGGCTGCGGCTTTATTAATATCTACAACAGTGCCTTTATATCCTGCAACATTATACTCAATTGGAGTTGCAAATGATCGATATACAGTATTGCCGAACGTGCTGCCGTTGCTTGCTTTTACAGAAATTCCATAGGATTGATTTGTTGAAAGATCACTTATTGTAAATGGATTTTCAGTTTTTGTTACCGTTTGAGAGGTGCCAGAGACAATAACTCCGACTGAATCTAATTTATAGTATGTTACAGAATAGCTTGCTGGTTCTACCGTCATGTTTGTTTTAGAAATTTTTACAGAAATTGATGATGTTGAAACAAAAGTTATTTCTGGTATGGCACCAATATTGGTAGTTGACTGAGGAATGTAACTTTCATACTCTCTATATGCACTCATTATTCCCACGTAGCCTTTCTTTGAGACCAGTCCGCTAGCCCAGTAAGTGAGGAGGCTGCGTGGTACGCTGATGTAGTTCCAAACGCTCCTCTTGTCTTTACTCTATATAATCCTGTTGGTCTAAAGTATGCAGATTCTGCTGGCTTATTTATATCCGAATATCCTGGCTTAGATAAATGCCTATATTTATTTACATCTGACGAGGAAGCAACCCAAACATTTTGGGATGTGTATGAGCCAATTGGTGTGTATTGATACTGTATTGCATCATATTCAATTATTTCTGAATCAATCATAACATAACCCGCGTAGTTATACAAGGTTGCATTACTATATTGATCTAGTGTTTCTACATCTACCGCTAGAATAGTATTTTCTGGTGATGTGTCCGCAGCAATGTCAGATCTTAAACCACCAGCGCTTAGGTAAGAAACTTCATCAGTCCACAGGTCTCCTGAGTTACCAGCATAGTTGGATGTTAACTGACTTTGCCATAAAATTTTAACTTGATTTGCAGAAGGAATTTCTTGTTTATTAAAATCAATTATATTAGGAAGGGTTGTTCCATCTGCATCATAAGTAAAAGCCCAGTCTATCGAACTTTTATTATATATATAATCACGGCTTGCAAACTGTAATATATTATTTTCATCAAAAAATGCATTCATCTGTATGTCACGGCATAATTCCTGAAGGCATTGCCAAACTGTTTTTGATCCGTTTGTCCACCAGTAATTAATAACTGGGATAGACTTATCATCTGTTGCAGTTCTAATTTCATAACTTGTAAATCCTACTGAGTCTAGTAGTCTTCTTATAATGCTAGTTACTGGGTATGACTCGCATAAAATATCTGGGGCTAATGTATCCATTAAATATTTGGCAGCATCTAAAGCATTTAAAGACACCTCCCCAGTATCTCCTATGCTCCATGAGTCTATATAGTAAGACCCTTGTGGAACTTTATCGTATAATTCTCCTGCAGATCCATATGTTCCTGCAGAATGATATACTGAAAAATATGGCTTAAGCTCAGCATTTTTTACTAAGTAAGACTTTGTTATATCAAAATCTGATGCTCTATTATATGAAACATATTCAAGACTAGATTGATTATATTTAACTACATCCAGACTTAGGCTGTTTGCAGTAATTTTACCGACTGGTAATATATCTTCTGAGCTGGCAGAGGATTCTTTTTGTATATCAAGTGAAACTATATCCGATGATATATCCTTTATCCATCTTGCTGATAGCTCAATAACACCTAATACTTTCCCGCCGCCTGGGTTTGTTGCTTGAAGCCGAATTGATTTAATTAGTTTAGGAGTAGCATATGAAGAAGGCTCTGTTGTAGTCCAAGTAGTTCCGTTGTAATACAGTACGACCTGACCTGATGCATCTACGGTAGATGGCCCAACCGTTGCTGTTGTTGCGTCTGAATATGTAATTGTCATTGTGTAGTTGCTTGGAAGGGCATGTGTTTTTTCAAATCTTGCAACAATTTTATTTGATACGGCAGGTTTTGTTGCTGCAGATAATGTTGCCGTTGCTGATTGCTCCCTTGCCCAAGCTCCTGTTGCAGATGATGCAATAGTAAAAGATGTAGGGCTTGGAGTAGAAGCAATTACGCTTGCTGATAAATTAAAAGCAGATGTTGATAGGCCAGTAATAGTAACCGTTTGTCCAGAAGATAGCCCATGGTTATTCAATGTTTTATAAGTTACAATAGACCCAGAAGAGGATGCTTCTTTAATTGTTGCGGAAACAAGAGAGTATGTAACAGTTAAATCTGCGTTTTGATTTATTGGCGTAACCCAATATTTATATGCAGTTGTTACTCCAGGATAGTAAACTCTTGGGTATAGTGTTGCAACTGCAGACTCATATCCATCTGTTTGTGGGGATGTTGCTCTTGGATAAATTAATGTCTTGGGTGAATAAAAACTATTTGCTGGAGTATCTGTTTGTGCTGTTGTCCAAATCAAATACTTTACTCCAGAGTAAAGTGGACGAAAAGGTTTAATAATTGAATCTATTGGAAAAAGCTTTTTGTAAGTATTTACTTTACCATTTTCAGATTTAGCATAATATTGATCCATGGTAGATGGGTATGTAACAGTAATGTTATCAAGCATAGAGTTCATGTTATATTCTATTGTGCAGCCTGTGTTTATCTTAACTGATGATTGCTGCTTAAATAAATTCTGTACGACAGTATTATTCGTAGATGGAACTGAGGTAATCATTATACCTGCTCCATTGCAATAGAAACATTCCAAAATTCTTGAGCTGGATCAGCTGACAAATTTTTAACGTTTCTCTTTATTACCTCAAAACTGCAAGATGTAAAAGACACCGTAAATATTTCTTCTCTATCCGCAAATGGTGTCGTTTGATTCTTACCATATACTATCTTAAGTTTAAATACGCCTTGTCCTTTAGTTCCCTCAAAATATGATTTTAAATCTACCGCTCCATATCCTGCATCTACTGTCATATTTGAAAATGATGGAAGCATATTCCATGATGTGCTAAATTCTCTTTTATCTGCAATAAAAAACTTTCTAAGTGTTCCATTGCTCATTCTAGTTACTTTTTGAATACGGTTTTGTCCAATAGACATTGGCTGTCTGTTATGTTCTGAAAGCTTTACCCATGTCGGGGTATCTGTAGTAGAGGTGTCAATATATAGAAGTGAACCTACTGGTAAATATACTGTGCTTGCCATTAATTCATTCCTCCCACTAGTACTGTCTCTCCAACTTTTGCACCCTCTGATCTAGCAATATCTTTAAATTCTTTCCAAAGCTGTCTTCCGTTCTTTGGAGCTTCTGCAAAATTAAGTGTAGCATTAATTGTAACATTAGAGTTGCTTGATCCTGCTCCGCCTTGCTTAATTCCACTTGATGTAGAATATGAAGGAATATTATATTGTGGCATTGTTGCGGCATTAGGATAAATTACTCCTGAGAAATCAGGTCTAATCATCATTCCTTCTTGTTGTGCACCTAACGGATTAATTCTATCATTTATTTGCATAAGTTGTCCAGCAGCAAATGGTCCGCCTAATGATTTCTTAATAGGAGTTGGGCCTTGATTTACAATATAATTTGAAGCTGCTACTTTATATGTATTACCGCCATATTCAAAAAATTGTCCAACCTTTAATTTGTTTTCTCTAACAATTGTTTCTTTTGCAATTTGAGAAAGCCCACCTTTATTTGTATTGCCTCCGTACTTAGCTTTATCTTCAGCAATTGGAAGTGCTGTTTTTGATGTAGTTGAGCCAGCTGGTCCAATTCCCATATATGCATTATAAAGATCTCCAAGAGACTTTCCACCCATAATTTTTTCTGCTGCGTCTTTAGAGATAGCGGCATCTTTTGCTAGGGCTTTATCTGCATCTCCCTCTTTATAGCCTCCAGCAACTTTTGTTCTAGGTAAAATTACTTTTCCAGCTGTTGAATTACCGTCTTTATCAATTAAAGTTCCAGTAAATATTTTCTTTATCTCTGTTGCAAGATTTTTGTCTGAACCCTTAGCATCTGCAGAAACTTGTTTTGCAAGGTTGCTCAAGGGCCCTCTTACTAGATTGTCCCTGTCTTTTAAAGCTTCTTTGTTAACAGGATCTTTGTCTAAAATTATATCGACTCTATTTTTTTCTTTTTGAATTCTTTGATACTCGTTTTGATATTGATCAATCTTGTTCATTCTTTCAGTTGCAGAAGCAGCATTATTTTGAGCATTAGTTAGATTTTTTGCAGCTTTATCTGATAAAGCCTGAAGCTTTTCTCTTTCAGCAATTAATGCCTTTTCACGCTTTGCTCTATTCTCTTCAATTGCATCAATAGCTTTCTGAGTTTCTCTTTCTCCAACAAGCTGCTTTATCTTTAATTGTGCTTGTGCCGCTCCAGCCATATCTCCAGCAGCCATTTTGTCGGCGTATTCAAGTTGAGCTTTTTGAATTTCAAGTGCTAGATTTTCCTTAGACTGTGTTGCAGCAAGGGCTTTCTTTCTAGCATCTGCCTCTTCATTAATCTTATCAATCTTTTTATCAATAAGCTTAATCTCTTCTTTAATCTGGTCTTGAGTTTTTTGTGCATTTACTGCTGCTTTTTGTCCGCCCGCAGCAATTAACTTTTGAAGTGCCGCTATTGAAGACTGAGCTTTAAATGTAACTCCACTTCCTGAAGATGTTTTTTCTGATGCTGATATAGCAGAATCTAATGCAGCCTCAAATGTTGCAAGAGATTGAGCTTGTTCTGAACTTATTTGACTTAAATCCGTTCTAACTCCAGAAAGAAGCAATCTCCATTTAGCATACATTCCTGCAACATTGTCAGAAGTATTAAGTATTGCCGCTAACTCTGGTTGTGTTTTTTTAAGGGCTTCAATCTGTCCTTGAGTAATTGTTGTTTGAGATCCTTGCTTTGAGTTAATATCGCTTAACATTTTTGACATGGCCTCTTGTTGAGTCAGGATTTTTCCATTTTCATCTTTAGTCTTTAACAATTTTTGAAAATTACCTTCTAAAGCTACTGCAGTATTAGAAATAGCATTACCAAGATCTTCTCCGCTTAGAGTATTCATATTTTTACCAAGCTTAGTAATCATTGAATCTGCTGCAGTTGTTGCGTCTATAATTTCTCTAAAACCTTTACTTGATATAGCATTAAATGCCATGGATGCTTTATCTGATGCAGATATAATTGAATAAATTTCATTTGTTGCATCTTGAGCAGACATGCCAGCAGCAACCATTTGAGTTTTTAAATTTGTAGCAATATCCAGGACTTTCTGTTGTCTTTGTCCTTTTGTGCCTTCATCAATATTTGTAAATGTGGCAACTAGCTCTTTTTGATCTGTTTTAGCTTGTTTGATATTATCTCTAAGCTCTTTTATGCTTAAAGTTAAACCTTGTACCCCTGAAGAGTTAAGAGATTCATATGCATTCTTTCCTTTTGCTCTAGTCAGTTCAAGCTGATCATTAACTGCCTTGATAGAATTAGAAAGGTTATTATATTTAATTCCCGCTTCCGCTGCAGACTTTTCAGTAATTCCAATCGAGTTAGACTGCTCAATTCTATTCTGTTCTTGCTCTTGCTTAAACTTTTTAAATGCTAAATAAGATACAGTTATTGCTGCAGTAAGCGCAAGCAATGGTCCTGCATTTGCAAACATTCCCATAGCTTTTCCAGCTAGGCCTGCGGCTCCGCCAACTCCTTTTAATCCTCCAGATATGTTTCCTAGCATCTTTGGAATACCAGATAAAAGATTTGGAGCCATCATTGGAAGAATAGATGCCATTTGCATTATTTGTCCAGCTTGTCCGCCCATCATTCCGCCAGCCATTCCCATGCCCATGCCGATACCCATACCAGCCATAGGTCCACTAGCCATTCCCTTACCGACGAATCCCTTTTCTCTTTGTTGTGAGTAAGCAGACCCAAATGTTATCCTTCCTGGTTTTACTGGATCATCTGTTCCGTCTACAAAATATTGAGGTGCCTGAGCCATTCCTCCATTTGCATAACCTCGAACCATTCCGCCGTCTGCCATATACATTAATCCACCCTTAGATGGATACCTTGTTCCGCCAGATCTTCTCCATCTAGCGGTCATTGCCGCTTGAGCCATTTTTTCTGCAAATGGAGTTTTTATTAATCTTGGATTTGGTCTACCTGCTTTTGGATCATCTTGTATTGATTTTCTAAAACTTCTTGTTTGTCCAGACTCGTGCGTTCTTCCATTAACTATAACTGCATCTTTTCTTTGTGGTGATGTAAAAGTCATTGTTGATCCTGCTGCTTTAGCACGAGCCTCTTTAGAACCCATTTGAACTTCATCACCCGTCATTAAATTACCAAGAGAGCCCTGAGTTATATATTTTGGCTTTGAAGCAGCTTGAATTACTGATTTAAAAGATTCTTTTGATGCTGGAGGTAAAGATACAAATGTTTTCTTTTTAGATTTAGCAAAAATATCTGATAATGTATCATCATGAAACATTTGCCCTTCTGGTAATTGATTTGCAAAATGTAATAAATCACTTTTTAAAGTAGATTGTGTGTGTGCATCCATTCCTGGTAAATGTTTAAATAATCTACTTTCTGGAACGTCTAAAGCTCTAATAAGTTCTTGTTTTGTAAGTCCGCGTTTTCCAACTCTTAGAGCATCATTCTCTTCTCTATAAAGTCCTAAAATTTGACCATCTTTAATTAATAATTCTTGATCTGGGTAAGCTGTTATAAAATCATCCATCCCAGCTGGGAGGTGATCTCCGTATGCATCTCTTACGTGATGCCCCATCATTGATACCGAAGTAGATGCATGAGCCCTTACTGGACCCCTAGATGTATCTATTTTTAATGGAGCAGGGTTGTTATTCATTGCTTGAAGCACTGGCAGATTTGCAGCAGTTGCTTCTTTTGTTACAACAAATTCTCCTTCAGTAAGCATTGCTGGAATTTTGTCTGTTCCCATTGGTATAAATTGTGGACCTTGAAGTTCTGGATCATCACTTCCATCACCTCTGTATACAACTCCGCCATTTGCAAATCTTTTTGGAATTGTTGTTTCTGTACTGTACCCAGCACCAAATGTTCTTACTCCTAATCCGCCCGCAATTTTATTAAGAAGACTTCTAGTTCTTCCTGGTCGAAGAAGCTCTTTCATATTAGATTTTCCAGCAGCATTTACAACTGGTTGATTTAATAGGGGAACTGTTGTTAAGCCGATTGATCTTCCTTGTTGCCCTGCAATATCTATTGATGCCTGTGCAATCATAGACTCTACTTGTGCATTTAATTGAATAATTTTAGATCTTGCTTGATCTACAGTTATTTTGCCTGCTTGAAGTTCTGCAACAATAGCTGCAGATTCTGTTGCTGCATTTGCTGTAAGTTTAGTCATTGTAGGAAGTAATGCTTGATACGAATCAGATAATGATGATGTTATTAAGCCCGTAGTTTGAACTTCTTTTTTAAGTAATGCAATTTCTGTTTCTGATTGCATTGCAAGTGCGCCTGTCATTGCATGCCATTTAGCAGCTTCAGCTGCAACAATACCTGTAGATGCTCCACCTATTGATGTAAGTCCTGGAATCTTTGGAAGATCTCCAGACATATACATCTGTGGGTTGTTTCCAATCTTTTGATTAACCTTTGGCGCTCCTGGTACTGTGCTAAAAATTGTTTGTTGTGATTTTTGATCTAGCGTCATTCCAGCAACTGGATTAAGATGTGACATTGAGCGTGTATCTTCAGGGCTAATTAAAGGATGATCTGGATTGACAACTCTTCCCATTCCACCAGGTGACACTAGGTTGCCAGCTACGGTTGAAATTGCTGGTCCTGCAGATACTGCACCTGTCATTGCTTTAGATTGTAGTAATTCAAATTCTGTTACAAGCCCTGCAATTGCTGTTTTTAATACTGTTGCTGCTTTTGCATCACTATAAAATGTTTGTTCAACAAGAGATCCTGCTTTTTGTGCTGCCAAAATTTCTGGCGTAAGCATCTTCCAGCCTTCTCCGCCTTTAAATAAGGATCTGAAGTGTGAAGCTCCCTTAATAATATATCCAAAGAAGTTAGCAAGAACACCCGTTAGCATAATTACTGGGCCAATGATTGCTGTAAATCCTGTAACAAATGTCAACAAAGATTTAATTGGGTCTGGTAATTTGTTTATAAACTTAATAATTCCGTCTACGACATTAATAAAGAATGTCTGAATCTTTAAAAACTCTTCTCCAACTCCTGCAAGATCTGCCTTTAATCCTTCTACTGCTCTTCTGTATTTTCCAGAAGCAGACTCTGTTACCATTGATAATTCTCGACCCGCTACTCCTGCTAATTCTTGAGAGCTAGCTTTCATTAAATCCATTACCTGAAGGGTTTGGCTTCCCTGCTTTCCTAAGTTTGAGAACAAAGCATTAAGTCGAGCAAACTGGAACTTTCCGAATAGCTGTTCAATAGCCTGTTGTTTTTGCAAAGGATCTAGGTTATCTAATGCCTTTTGTAGTTCTAAAATTGTTTCAGTAAGATTTCCAGCATTTTTTGATACTATGCCGCCTAGGTCTATTCCCATATCTGCAAATTTTGCTGTTGCAACTTTTGTTGGGTTAATCAAGGAAGCAAGTGCTGATTTAAGAGCATTTGCTCCCTCTGCAGCATTAATTCCACCTTCTTTCATTGCTGTAAGATAAAGTGCTAAATCTTTTACGCTTCCACCCATTCCCTGAATAACTGGTCCCGCTTTTGGAATTGCTTCAATTAGATCTGCAAGGCTTGTTGATGTCTGGTTTTCAACTGCGTTGAGAAAGTTAATTGATTCAGATAGCTGATCTGTATTTTGTTTAAACGTATTTTGAATTGCCAGCGTTGCCTTCATGGCATCTTGTCTATCTACTTCACCAAGTACTGCAAGTCTGCTTGTTTCTTTAACTGAAGCTAGCAGTTCGTTACCCTGTTTACCTGTTGCCGCAATATCTGCTGCAAGAGTAATAGTATCTTTAAATGAAACACCATAGGCCTTTGCAATATCTCTTGCTGTTTCAGTAACTTCTCTTCTTACTTTTCCAAGCTCTGCTGCTGATGTAGCTGCAACTCCACCGTAAACTTTTGTAAGTCTTACTAGTTCTGCGTCTGCCATTCTAAATGCATCGGCTGCTGCTTTACCAAATGCTGCTAGTGGGACTGTAAGTCCTACTGTTAATTGACGACCTGCCCACTGAGTATTTTTACCCCAGTTAATCATTTGAACTCCACCATCTTGAATAACCTTATTCATGATTTGAAGTTCTTGTTTAGCAAGAGCAGTCTTATTTTTTATTGCATCAAGACCTTGTGGAATATGTACGCTATATTGCATAAGCCCTTGAGCATTTTTGCCCATTGGCTGTATGATTGCATTTTGTAGTGCTACTTGCTGTTTAGCAAGGTCTCTAATTAATCCGCCTTGTGTTTTTGTATGCTGGCTAAATGTCTGAAAATACTGCTTCAGTTTCATTTGGCCCCTGTCTAGGTTGGTGCCAAACTTTTCAACATCCGATGTTAAGGTAACAAAGTGTGTTGCAAACTGACCAGTTCTTCTTAGGTTTTCACCAAAGGATCTGTTCATCGTAGCGACTTGACTTGCAAGTCTTGCGTCCGACTGAATTATTTGTGCTTGGAGTTTTGATAGAGAGGCTGCAACCTTATTGACATCTGCAATAAGACCTGAAAAATCTGCATTAGCAACTATATTAGTTACAATATTTTCATCAGCCATTTATCTTTATGTTACTCCTCTATGTAGCCTAGACCTGCCCCAATTCCAAACCCTGCTTGTTCTGCAAAGCTTCCCTGTAAGGAAACTATATCATCACCTGAAGCATTTATACCAAGAGCTTGTCTTTGCACATCTTCAAAAGTTTTTGCTTGAGTCCCTGCGTCTTCCTCAGTTACATCTAGATCTATTCCTTTAAGACTTGCCGTAAACTTTCTGTCTTCCGACTTTTGCTTCTTAAAAGACTTCAATGTTTGAATAAGCTCTGGCATCGAAAGACTTTCTTCTAGTTCTTCGTAATTCTTCCAGTGACCTAGAAGAAAAACTTCACCTTCTAAAGCGGCTAAATCTAATTCTGACCAGCCAGAACCGCTGCCGCTAGAAGGTTTGGGTCGTCCATCTTAATCCCACCACATACCTCAAGTATGCGATTGATTGTGGGGACGTCGAGTGCATCTTCTAATGCATCTCTATCTGCTACCAAATCTGGTAGTTGTTTTTCAAGTGCTACTGCAACCGCATCAATTAATACATTAAGTGTTTGATCTTCTGTAGTTGAATTGCTTGCTGCCTGTAATACGAGCATAAATTTTCTTAGCTCTTTGATACTCAATGGCTTAAGCTTAACCGTTGAGCCATTTTGAAGCGTTAGTTCTTCTACGCTATATACTGTTGTTGCCAATTTAATCCTCCTAGGATCTAGTCTTAATTATTATAACATATAGATATTATCGACACAAATGAGAAACCCCCAGTTTCCTGGGGGTTTTCATTAATAAATTGAATTTATTATACTACTAATACACGGTCAATAATCTTGCCGTATTCTGAGCCAGAGTAGTTAGCATCTGGTAGAAGACGGAAAGTCACTGGGAATGTGGTCGCAGTTGTACGTGCAAGAGAGTGCTGTGACTGTTGTACAGACAAAACACGACGTGCATAATATACACGCTCAGATGAAGTTGAACCTGCTGTTGGAGCCTGTCCTACTGCAATTAGTTGACGCTCTGTTGGAGCGGCACCAAGTGATCCTGCTGCTAGACCAAGTTCTTGCTTGGTAGTTGTAGATGTTCCAGTTACTGCTGAAAGTGTGCTTGAGCTCTGTCCGAACACTGTTACGATGTTCTCTAGAGTACCTTCTGACATTTCTGTTGCGATCATAACTTCCATTGCAGACTTGAACAGCTTAGCTGTATCAAGTAGCTGATCAACTGTTACTGAATCGAATGTTGGGTTATATGTGATTTGAAGACCATTGTTAGTAAAACCAACGTTACGGTATCCAAAAAGTCCTGCTGTTTGGTTTACGTTATTAAGCGTAGTTGCGTATGATGCTCCTGGTGCAAAAGCTGGAACTCCAACTGTTGTTGCACCTGATGAGATTGCTACGCCTGCTTCTGCGTTAGCGATATAATCTGAATCGTTAATGTCAACATTCGACAAGAACAATGGAGATGCGCCAACTAGAATATTTTTAGCATTACCTACGGATTGTGCCATAGTTATTTTCCTCCTATTTATAAAAATATATATATATTGTTGTAAATCATTAAATCTTGGCTGGCTAGGCCCTTCCCTCTATGTACAATAATAGAGTATAATGCGCCCAAAGGCAAATTAAGCAAAGCGTCCAGTAAGGCCTAGGTGTCTTGCGTATTTAACCTCAAGGATTACATCTGCTGATAGGAATCCTGCCAATTCTTCGGATGGGGCTGTTGGAGAAATATCAGCAACAAATATGCTGAAGAATTTAAACTTCTTGGATATGCCAGAATAGGCATTTGCATCCCTAGCTGAATCATCCATTCTTCTGAATAAATCTGTCATTAGGTTTCTAACCTCATTTATATCTGAAACATCTATTGAATATATAGTGAACAGAATCTGCTCACAGCATATAGCCCAGTTGTCTTCATATGATAACCCTATCTTGTCATAGACTATGTGCTTCTTCCCGCTCAAAAATTGATTCATTTCTGGAGACTGTTGAACTGGAATAATTGGAACAATCTCTTGACCTATATTGTCTGAATAATAGTCCGTGGCTGTAAAAATATTATTAGCTTTTAATTCAGACCAAAGGTACTTTCTTAAATCAAGCATTATATCTGCCTTATAGTCTGTCATACTGCACCTCCAAATGCTGAAGCAATTGCTGATTCTGCATTCATATTTAATGTGTTAGCATTAAATGAATATTTAACTTTTCTAACATCTGATGGGACTCTCATTGCTTTAGTTAGTGATGAATTAAATAGTTGTTGGAAGCCAGATCTTTTAATTGCTGTATTTACTAGATTGCCAGTAAAGAATTGTGCGTAAGCTATTTGGAACCTTCCAGTAGCTTTGCCTCCACCAGGCCTTGTAACGGTCACAGAAGCCCCTTTGGGCATATATACTACTCCAGTACTAGTTTCAAATACTAAGCGCTCTGCGAACTTAGGGCGGATTACTAGAGGTATTCCAGCTTCCATCACGGATGCTTTATTAATAAATACGTGTCTTCTCTTTCCAAATTGATTTGGGACGGCAGATTTAGAAGGCAAAAAGCTAGATGTAATTTTAAATGAAAGTCCGTCTGTAGACAATACCTTTAGCTTAAATAATCTTGAATTTTTGTTTCCCGTCTTTTTCCACTCGTACACATGATGCAAAGACTTAGGATTCATTCTTGATTGTGAGTCTACATATAGACCAAAGTCTTCTTCTATTTGTTTAAATATTACAGACTGAAATTTCTTTTGAAATTGTTTATTTGTTGTTAGTTTAGATACTACTTGTGCGTGATAATATATTGCAGCAGATATTTGTGCTACTGTGCTATCTCTTAAAACGGTGCCTTTAGTTCCCGCCATGCCTTTTTGAAGACCGCTGGCAGCCGTGACTAGTAGTGAGCTATTATCCAATTGTCTGGTTTTCCGATCTCTTGACAGTAGAGTTATATCCTAGAACTCCGCCCAGTGGATCTGTCATTGGAGTAGTTCCCATTAACTCAAAAACTGTAGGAGTGTTAGTTGGAAAATTTAATTCTTCCCAAATTACAGTTCCTTCTGAGTCTCTAATATTTGTAATTTTTTCTCTTAAAGTTATTTTTTCTGATGTTCTAATTTGTAAAATTTGATCATTAGTATATTTATTAGACATTACTTGTCTATCTCCAGTTCTGCTGGAAGAAGAGTTACTGATAATACCTTTAGCGCTGCAAGGAACTGTTCTATCAAACTGCCATTCTTTTTTTATAGAACCTGTATCTGGATCTTGTAAATCAAACTGTCTGTAGACATCCAAGAACATAGGCATAACGGAGTCAACAAGATCATACATTAGATCACAACCATTTTATTGATAACATACGGAAGAAGTAGTTGATCTGCATAGAGATTGCCTGTTCCTGAATATGTACCAGAATTGTACTCGAATTTCCAGTCAAATGTTTGAATTGACTTCATGTACTTATTACGCCAAACCTTATCTTTTGAAAAATAATCTTTCATTAATTCAATGCATGCAAGATCAACTTCATCAGGAACTTCTTCCCATCCAAACTTGCCTTGAACTCTGTATGTTACTCCCTGTTTAAATACCCCATTCCATACATCATTTGTTGGAGGAGGAACCATGCCGTTTGCTGTATACACAGTATTATCAAGCATATTTGCTCTATTAATTCTTATTCCAAATCCGCTCTCTGAAATGATTGTGTTGTAGTTCCAATTATTAACATTAGTTAAAGTATTTAAAAGCAAGATATCATTTTGATATAGCTCATGCAGTTCTGCTAATTTATAAGGAAGTGGCAAGACATCTGACCCTGATCCATATGCAATCTGCACGTCATCGTATAAGTAAAACTGTTGCTGAGTATATGCTTCAATTAATTTTCTAGCGTATCTTTCAGCACTGCATAATTCAAAATATGATTTAGAATTAGGATCTGAAAAATCAGATCCCAACCCTAAAGAATCAATTGCTTGGCTCAAATCTGTATATGGAGTCTGCACATAAATCTTATGGTTCTTTTCTGTAGAAACTGAGCCAACTGTGTATGACCAACTCAATCTAAGCTGTCTTTGTCTGGTAGTGTATGATACTGGAATATACACAACATATGTACCCGCATCTACTTCCGACTTTACAGCCGTTAATGTTGCAAGTATTGTTCCAGGATTTATAGGTGGAGATATTGCTGGATCTTCTGTAATGTCATATAGCCGAACAACTGGAAGACTGTCTGAGTCAGTTAGTTGCCCCTGCCAAAACACTTTGTGCGTTACTGGTGAATTTGAACCTACTAGAATTTCCATTTAATAAAGGTTAAGCGTAGTACTCCTGAACTTCCTTTGGAGTTGCTAAGCGGAAACCCTCCTCCTTGTCAAAAATTTCTTGAGCGTCTTCTGATGTCATTGCGACAAAAGGATGCTCTTTTGTAAATGTATAGTTAAGAATATCATATCTATAATTCTCTCTAGTCATTCTGACTAGCAATGTATTTTCTGGCTGAGCATCAGGATTAAATCTTGGAAGAATCTCTTCTGCATCTTCGCTGAATTCGTCTGCCGCTTTTTCAATATCCTTAATAGTCTTTTGGTAAACAGACCAAGTTACTCCCTCTTCGGTAAGAGCGGCAACAATATCGGCCTTATTCTTTAGTCCATCAGTGTCAACTGCAAAGTCCTCTGCAACTTTTCTGAGTTCTGCTACTTTCAATGTCTCAAATGACATATATTCTCCTTTGTTAGGTTCTTCAATTATAGCATTGTTAAATTAAAATGAAAAGCCCCCAAAATTAATTGGGGGCCTTTCTGGGGCTATTTCTTAATTAATTAAGAAGCAACCTTAACGTTCTTTACGACAACCCAAGCATCTGCTTGTTCGATCTGGACGCCAACACGAGTGTACATTGTGTACTCGATTGAGTCCTTACGTGGCCAGAAGAAACGGTAAACAGTTACATCACGCTTGACACCAATAACTACGTTATTTGGGAATGACAAGTGGATATCTCCGTGTGAACCTGAAGCTCCTGAGTGTGTACCAGTCTGTGCTTCTGCAAGTAGCGGAACTTCGATGATCGGAATACCGAACGCGAATGGTGCTACGTATCCTGCAGGTCCACCTAGTGGTGCGACTCCGCCACGGATTACGCTTGAAGCGATGTCCTGTGGAATTGTCTGGTTTGTTCCAATACTGTTCTTGTATAGGAAGTCCTGAATCAAGTTTGATCCAGCAAGGAAGCGAAGGTCTGCACGACGTTGCTTGTACTTACGTGGCATAGCCTTAAGTGCCTTGTTGAATACTTCACGAGAAACTTCAGCACCAGCTGCGTCTACGACACGACCTGATGCCTTTGCCTTCTTTACAACGCCATCAAATGACTTGTAAAGAGCGTCTCCTGTTAGAGATGTGTCACCGTTAAGAATAACATCTTCGATGTCATTTCCTGCCTGTGTTGCCATCAAACGTGCAATATGATCTTCTAGATCTGCACCTTCGATGTTGTCTTCTAGAGACTCAGTTGAAAGCTCCCAGTCCATGCGGAGTTTCTTTGTTGTTAGAGAAATCTTTGAGAAAGTTACTGCACTATTAGCAGCATCGTTATCTCCTTCAGTTGCAAGCTTCATAAGCTTCTCACCAACGGACATACGGTCAATCTCGGCTGTGTCTGACTTCATACGAACTGTACGTGCAACTTTACCGATTACGGTTGCGTCGAACATATAGTCAAGGAAGCGGGCAGACTGTTCAGGGTTAAGAAGACCACCATTGCCAGACTCGCTAGCTGTGTGTACTCCAGAACCACCAGTTGTTGAAGCAAATGTACCACGGGCTGTTGTGCCAGTTGCAATTGCTTTTTCTAATGTTTCATTGCTCATTATTTATACCTACCTTAGTTAAATATTTCGTTCACGGAACCGAGGAAAGAACCGTTCCATTTGGATTTTTTGATTGTTACTTCTTCTGATCGGCCAAGATCTGAAGACTTCTTAATTGCAGTCTCTGATTCTACTGCGTCGACACGCTTTTGTACACCATCAATCGTGCTCTTGATATCATTTACAGCACTTGAAAGTACTGTGTGTTGTTCTGCCAACTCTGAAATTCTAGCATCTACGCTCTTGCTGAAAGCTTCAACAGTCTCTTGGATTGTTGTAACTTGTGCTGCATTTGCTTCAGATGCCTTATTTAGAGTTTCTGAGAAAAAGCCTTTTAGATCGCCTAACATCTTTGCAAAATCAGGTTCATCAACCTTATCTTCTGATACTTCGGCTGCTTTTTCCAGAGTCTCGGCAGGAACGTCTTCTGCTACTGCTTCTGCAGGAGCCTCAGCTGGAGCTGCATCTTCTGCAACAACTGCTGTCTCTTCAACGGCTACTTCAACTGCTGCATCGACTGCAACATCTTCAGTAACTACGTTTTCTGTGTTTTCTGACATTTCATTACCTCCTTCTGCGTTTGCCTGTTTTGCAATTTTTTGTGTATCAGGCAACGTAAATCTTGAATGCTTATATGCATCAAGAATCTTATCAATCTCTTTTGCTTTATTAACATCTGAACTCTCAACCCAACCAATTAGTTGTGCTGGCTTACCAGATACTGGTGAGTCATATGTCTTATCTGTTGAGATAAAAACAGAATTACTGTCTTCACAGTAAAAAATATTTTCGGTTACAACATCTACTGCTATACCCTTTGCAATGTATTGTCCATTTACTTTCTGAATAGAAAGAATGTTACAT